AGTACCAGCAAACAAAAGCTAGATACTGGTGATTATAGTATGGTAGGATTCGAAAGTATTTTTACTATAGAGCGCAAGCGTAGCGTTAGTGAAATAGCTAATAATATAACTGAAAGTCGATTCAAAGATGTGTTGCAAAGAATGGGACAAATACCACACAGTTTCATGCTGATGGAATTTGATCTGGAAGAAATTTATCAGTTTCCTGTGGGCAGTGATATTCCAAAGAAGATGTGGGATAAGTTGCGTATTAGTGGCAATTATATAATGAAGTATCTGGTAGAGGCTCAATTGAATCATAATATTCACATACTATTTTGTGGCGATGCTGAAAATGCTGAACGCACAGCGGTTAGTATCATGAAAAGAATATACGAGAAATATGGAAAACAAAATACTAACATTTGATGATGCTTGGCTAGGACTAGGCGATCTTAGCAAAATTAATATTCCGATCAATCATATGGTTGGCCGGTCCAAAGAAGATATAGAGAATCCTGATCTTCACCTATTACGATTGTTAAGAAACCCAAAGTATTTTGGAACCACAGCAAAACTATTATTTGATATTGAACTTCATCCTATTCAAATAGCAATATTACAAGAATTCTGGCTCAGACCATTTCCTATGTTTGTGGCAAGTCGTGGTTTTGGTAAGAGTTTTTTAATGGCATTATATTGCACGTTGCGTTGCATATTAGTTCCCGGAACCAAAATCGTGGTGGTTGGTGCTGCTTTTCGTCAGAGTAAAATCATATTTGAATATATGGAAACATTGTGGCGAAATAGTCCCATATTGCGTAGCATCTTTAATGGAAACGATGATGGTCCGCGTCGAGATGTTGATAGATGCACCATGAGATTGGGCGAGAGTTGGACAATCGCGGTTCCTATGGGTGATGGTAGTAAGATCAGAGGCTTGAGAGCACATATCATCATCGCTGACGAGTTCGCATCAATATCACCAGACATTTATGAGACCGTTGTTTCAGGCTTCGCTGCTGTTAGTGCTAGTCCTATCCAAAATGTTAAAGAAGAAGCTAAAAAGAGTGCTATGAGAGAAGCGGGATTATGGACAGATGAATTAGAAGCAGTACAAATTAAAAAGGGTAATCAAGCAATTATTGCTGGTACAGCAGATTATAGTTTCAAACATTTTGCTCAATACTGGAAACGATACAAGGCCATTATTAATAGTCGTGGAGATAAACATAAACTAGAAGAAATTTTCAAAGGCGAAGTTCCAGATAGTTTTAATTGGCAAGACTATAGTATTGTTCGAGTACCATATGAACTTATTCCAAAAGGTTTTATGGATGATAAACAAGTTAGTCGAGCAAAAGCCACTATTCATACCGGCATCTATAATATGGAATATGCGGCATGTTTCACAGAAGATAGCGATGGATTCTTTCGTCGCTCATTAATAGAAAGTTGTGTGGCAAATGAAAGCAAACCAATTATTGTTTCTGGCAATCCTGTGTTGTTTGATGTTAGTACCAAGGGAAATCCGAATCTTCAATACGTCTATGGAATCGATCCAGCAAGCGAAAAAGACAACTTTAGTATAATTATATTAGAGGTTCATCCTGACCACAATAGAGTAGTTTATGGATGGACCACCAATCGTAATAATTTTAAAGATCGTCAAAAAACAGGACTAGTTAATGAGCATGACTTTTATGGTTTTTGTGCTCGTAAGATACGCAACTTAATGAAAGTGTTTCCTTGTGCCAGATTAGGTATGGATGCTCAAGGTGGTGGTGTTGCAATAGAAGAAGCACTACATGATCCTGGTAAGATAGAGGAGGGAGAATCTTTAATATGGCCTGTTATTGATATGAACAAGCCAAAAGATACTGATGATCAAACTGGATTACATATCTTAGAACTTGTACAATTTGCACGAGCAGATTGGACAGCTCAGGCTAATCACGGATTAAGAAAAGATCTAGAAGATAAAGTATTATTATTTCCGCGATTCGATCAAGTCAGTTTGGCATTAGCATTAGATAAAGAAAATAAAGATATTATGAATGCAGATTTATCTAATCTATATGATAGCGAAAGCGAATGTATCTTAGAAATTGAAGAACTTAAAAACGAATTAACAACAATAGTTATGAGTCAAACAAGCACAGGCCCTAATGCTAGAGATCGGTGGGATACTCCAGAAGTGAAATTGCCAAATGGTAAAAAGGGTAAACTAAGAAAAGATAGATATAGTGCTTTAATAATAGCAAATATGTTAGCTCGTCAAATGAGTAGAACTTTACAGCCCACTACTTTTGATGTTATTGGTAATAATTTGGCCGATGTTGGTAAAACAAACGGTCAAATGTATAAAGGACCAAACTGGTTTACAGAAGCAGCAAACACTAATATATATGGTGGGATTTATCGTTAAGTGTGTATTATCAAGGTAATTGAATCGACATTGGTATTACGATGGAATTAACTATGCTAGTAACAGATCTAAATTATTGCCAAAGATGCAGAAAACCAAATATGCTGAATAGAAAAAAGACCAATTATTGTGGCAAATGTTCTGGAAAACTAGGTAAAAATTCATACAATAGATATGCATCTTCTGAAACTTTTATTTCTACCTCTTTTGTAGATTGCATAGATGGACCAGTCTGGTTTGGATTTAAGAATAAAAAATATTCTAAAACATTAATAGAACAAATTACAAATAAATTTCCAAATTTAAAATATATTAAATCTAATACTAAAACTATAGAATTTAAAAATTTGTGCAATCAACCATTAATTTATCTTGTTTCAGATAATAGAAAATGTTTATTGAAAGTAGGACAAACAGTTAATCCTGTTAATCGATTTTCTCAATACTATAACATATCTGAATATAAACCAATAAAATTTGATTTGTTTATTGCTAATAATTTTATAGATCAAGATTTATATGAATCTAAAGTTCGTAATTTTTTAGAATTTTTAGGATATAGTTTACCTAAAGATAATACTAATGCTAGACTAAAATATATTCATAAGAGTAATTAATTATGCCAAGAAAAAAATATCCAAAAAGCGATGCTATTCCCACAGCCTCTAATATTATCCCTGAAAATGCTTATGTTACTTGGGATGATAATCTAGAAAATAAAAAAGAAGCATTAAATGAGGCTAGTAAAGGCCTAGAAGAGTTTGGTATAGTCACTAATAAGGCTACTGCTGCTACTAGTCGTTTCCGTAATTTCATGAATCTTGACGGAATGACCTCTGGAAGGCCAGGATTAACCAGAAGTGACTATGACTATTTTCGTCCAGACGAAGCAGTACCAACAGAGATTAAGGCCATTTTTGCTATGGCAGATCAAATCTATAATAGGGTTGGATTGGTAAAAAATGTTGTTGATCTTATGGGCGATTTTGCTTCTCAAGGCATAAGATTAGTTCATCCCAACAAACGTATAGAAAGATTTTATAGAAACTGGTTTGATAAAGTCAGGGGTGAAGAACGTAGCGAACGTTTTCTTAATAATCTATATCGTGTTGGCAATGTTGTGGTTAATAGACAAACCGCTAAGATAAGTGTTAAGGTTGCTGATAATCTTTACAAGAGTGTTGCTAGTCCCGATCTTGTTATTAACACTGATGAAATTAGAGTAGAAAAAAGAGAAATTCCTTGGAAGTATACTTTTATTGACCCAAGGGCTGTGGATGTTGTTGGCGCTTCTTTATCATCTTTTGTAGGAGATAAAACATATACAATTACAATACCAGCCACATTACGTAAAATTATTAATGCTCCTAAAAATGATGCTGAAAAAGCTATTGTTGATCAATTACCTCCAGCGATCATTGAAGCCGCAAAGAGCAAGAAACCATATTTGCTCGATACAGAAAAAACACTAGTGTTTCATTATAAGAAAGATGATTGGAAGACTTGGGCATTTCCCATGATCTACAGTATTATGGATGATATTGCTATTGTTGAGAAGCTGAAACTAGCAGATCTTGCAGCTCTAGATGGTGCTATTAGCAACATTCGTATTTTTAAACTAGGTAGTCTAGAACATAAAATTGCACCAACACAAGCAGCAGCGAGTAAATTATCTAGTATATTACAGGGTAATGTTGGTGGCGGTACTATGGATCTTGTATGGGGTCCAGATATTGAGTTAATCGAAAGCAAAACAGCAGTACATCAATTTCTTGGTGAGGGTAAATATACTCCTCATTTAAATAGTATTTATGCTGGTCTTGGAATTCCACCAACTCTTACTGGTACATATGGTGCTGCTGGCACAACCAATAACTTTATCAGTCTAAAAACATTAACACAAAGACTACAGTACGGTCGTAAAGTACTCATGGCATTTTGGAAGCAAGAGATTGCTATTGTACAAAAGGCTATGGGCTTTAGATTTCCAGCTAAGATTGAATTTGATAGAATGGATCTTAGTAATGAAGATGCCGAAAAGGCACTCCTCATTCAATTAGCTGATAGAAATCTTATCAGTGATGAAATGCTACAGAAAATATTTGGCTTCGATCCAGACATGGAGAAAACAAGACTCAATAGAGAAAGCAAACAAAGAGACAGCGAACGTATGGTTCCAAAAGCTGGTCCTTACTTTAATCCTCAGCTTGAAGATAGTCTTAAAAAGATTGCTCTACAAACCGGCATAGTAACTCCAAGCCAAGTAGGATTAGATCTTGAACGCAAGAAACCTAGCGAACAAGCTGCTCTTGATATGAAAAGTCCATTGGGAGGTTCTCCATTTGGTGGAGGAAAACCCGTCTCAGATAAAACTCCAGGACAACCACAACAAGGCCGTCCAAAAACCAGTAAGGATACTCAAAAAAGAAAGACTAAAGAATTTAGTCCACAAGTAGGAGCATCTTTACAATTGTGGGCCATAGAAGCTCAGGATAAAATCTCTGAATTATTGAATCCTCATCTACTAGAATTTTATGGCAAAAAAAATATGCGTAGTTTATCTAATATAGAATATGACGAAGCAGAAGCTACCAAAACTAAAATCTTTTTTTCGTTAGAACCATTGGCCACAATTACCGAAGATGTAGTTTTATCAAAACTCAATACTATCAATAGTATTGATATTAACTTAAAAAGCCACCAATATAATACTCTAATTAAAGGTATCGCCGCAGAGTTAAATCGAAATCCCACAGCAGAAGAACTTAAATATAGTAAAGCCTATTTTTATCAAACGGTGTATTGTTCGAAGTAAACCTAACTTTGAAAGTTATTTTATGCAAATATATCAAGCAGAAATTGATGCAGGCTTATCAGAAACCCTTTCTGCAAAATCTTCTATTGTTTATGCTTCGCTATTAGAAAAGTCCGATCACGAAGTTCATAATACAGAATTAAAGCAAAATATCAAGGCATTAGCCGGAATTGAAGACACTGATCTATATTATACTCAATCTATTCTAGTTACAACATCATGGAATAAAAATGATGATATTTTTGATTCCAAAGAAGTATGGCTAGCCAGATCAACACCCACACACAAACCCACCAATCTTGAGCACGATGAGGCTGCTATAGTTGGTCATATTACTTCTAATTGGCCAATCAATGAAGATGGTGAATTAATTAATGAAGATATTAAAATAGATGAATTACCAGAAAAATTTCATATTCTCACCGGATCAGTAATTTATACAGGATATACAGAGCCAGAACTTAAAGACCGAGCCACCAATCTGATCTCAGAAATAGAGTCAGGTAGTAAATATGTTAGCATGGAATGCTTTTTTAAGGGTTTTGATTATGGATTAATAGATAAGAGTAGTGGTAAATTTCATGTTTTACCACGAAATGAAGAAACAGCATTTTTAACTAAACATTTAAGAGCATATGGTGGACAAGGCGAGCATCAAAACTATAAGATTGGTAGAGTATTACGACAAATTACATTCTCAGGAAAAGGCTTTGTTAATAGACCGGCCAATCCTGAAAGTATAATTTTTACAAAAGATAGTTTGCACTTTGATAAACAGATAGCTTCTATCGAAAATCTCGAAGAAAAAAAAGACGATTCTACAAAAGAAGGTGTATTTTCAAATCAAGCCAATTTAAAGGAGACAAATATGAGTATTGAATCCGAAGTCGCTCAAACAGAAGAAGTAGTCACAACTATTGTTGAGGCTCAAGTTGCCGAAACAGTAACAGAAGAAGTGGCTCCAATAGCTGATGAGCAGGCTGAAGCAGCAAAGAAGATGGCAGAAGACATGAAGAAAAAAGAAGAAGAGATGATGAAAATGAAAGCTGCCTTAGATGCTGCACTTACCGAATTGCAAGTTGCTAATGAAGCTTTAGCTGGTTATAAGATGAAGGAAGAAGAAATGGCCAAGAAAGAAAAGAAGATGAAAAGAATGGCCGCTCTTCTCCAAAATGGTATCACAGAAGAAGTAGCCAGTGCCACAGTTGAAAAATTTGAAGCACTAGATGATGAAACATTTGCTAGCATGACATCTCTACTAGCTTCTGTTAAACCACAACCAGAAACAACTGTTGAAGAAACTAAAGCAGAAGAAACCCCAGTCAAAAGCGACGATGTTTCGCTGGCTTTAGAAAATGTTGAGACAAATGATCAAGAGATTGATCTTAGCGTTGGTAGCGAAACAGAATCAGAGTTGCAGACCACAAGAGCTGCCTTAGTTGACTTTGTTTGT